ACCCAGCCTCGGCACCCTCTCCTCAGAACCCCAAAATTGCAATTAGGTCCTCGCAGAGCTCCGCTCATAAATATGCCTGCGATTACGTCCGTCTTCTGGTGTTTCACCGTATTCTTCACCTCTGCCACCGCTCCCGACCTAGTACCTGTGTTCGAGAACACTCACGTTAGTTACGCTTGCTGGCAGGAGGAGGAAGCTCCGACGAGCAAGCGTCGCCACCTGCAAGGCTACCTGCAATTAAAGGGAAAACGGACACTGAACCAGGTGAAGTCTCTGTTCGGGGATTTAAATCCCCATCTTGAGAAACAGCGAGCTCGTAAGACCGATGAAGCTCGCGACTACTGTATGAAAGAGGAAACCAGGGTTTCCGGTCCCTATGAATTTGGGGATTATTGCCCTAGTGGGTCCCATCGTCGGAGACAAAGGGAATTAGTAATTCGAAGTCCGGTAAGGATGGCTGAAGAAAATCCGTCCGTCTATCGACGTGTCAAGGCAAAGATTGCAGAAGAAGAATTCCAGGCTACTGTAGCTGAAATTCAAATTTCAAATTTGAAATCTTGGCAACTGCGCCTAAAGACGCTCCTCGACAGGGCCCCAGATGACCGCACTATCTTCTGGGTGTATGGTCCCATTGGTGGGGAAGGAAAATCCACATTTGCCAGAGACCTGTACAGAAGTGGGTCCTGGTTCTATACACGTGGAGGATCTGCAGATAATGTAGCTTACCAGTATATAGGTTGTTTAGGTGCTAATATTGTATTTGATATCCCTCGTGATAAGAAGGATTATCTACAGTATAGCTTAATTGAGATGTTTAAGGATAGGTTAATAGTTAGTAATAAGTATGAGCCTCTTATGGCTCCGTTAATTAATTGTATTCATGTAGTAGTTATGTCTAATTTTCTCCCTGATTTTGAGAAGATTAGTGAAGATAGAGTCCATGTAATCCCTTGTATTCCTTGTGGTGCTTGTCTTAAGCATCATATACATGCAATAAAATGCGACGAGTATTTGGACTAAATACGAGTATAAATACATGTATTTTGCTTCTTTAAAAAAAGAAGGAATGAAATGAAAAAAATAAAAAATGATAAACCTAATTATATAATTATATTGAGAAATCCAGGCCCCGCAGGGGCAATGTTTTTGATTTAGCCCAATAATGATTAAAATAAAATAAAAAAAAGAAATAAATTTTATTAATATTTCATATTAAAACGACGTCGTGTGGAAAAGGACTTAATAAAAAATATAGTTAGTGCGGAAGGACTAAATGTGTAAATATGTGAAAGTAAAAGGATAGCGGAGCAATTTTCAAGGTTCCAAGGCTATAAATAACACGTCACCGAGGCTGGCATAGTATT